TATGGAAAGCTTGGGTGGCTCCCTTGGTGACATAAAACTAGATGATTTAATTCAAACGGGAGGTTTAGACGCTTTAAGCGGTGCTTATACAAAGAAAGTAACTATTTGGGATGGTAGTAAATTTGGTGCACATCCACTTACCGGTGGCTTTGATCCTGAGTACTACGAAGGTACTGGTACAGGTCAGCAAGCTATACAAAAATGGAATGAAGCCCAACAAGGTGTTAATGTCAACGGTATTTTGCTGCCCGATTTAGATATCACAGCGCGTTACAATCAAGAAAGTTTTTTACATAAATATTACACAGACGTTGGCAAGGCAAGTGGTGATCGTGGTAACGCACCTATTGATGCCAACCTTCCTAAAATATATGAAGAAAAGCTTACCGATGCAGACTACCAGCTGTACCGCGACCAGGTGCTTGGGCTTGCGACTGAACAGAACCCACAGACGGTCCTGGAAGGCAGTCTTGGCACTGTACTAACAGCTAAAGATAAACAAAAACAACAAATGTTTGGGGCGTTGACCCAGGATTCGCTTAAAGCTTCTCTTGAAGAACTGACAACGCTGAGTAATTCGCTTTTAGGTGATTCAGGCGTTGGTGGCTTGTTATCAATTACCAAGAATACAGAAGATGTTCAAAAGTCTTTAGAAAAAACACTGGGAGGAGTAACCGGTGTTAATACGTCAAACTCTGCTGTCTACAACTGGCAGCAATGGTTTGATAACGTCTTGTTAAAACGGTACGAAAATGGTTTAACTGTACAAGATCCAGCTGATGCAAAAACACAATATGAGATTGATAAAGAATTTGCTGGTAAATTTGTTTCTAATTACTTGAAGCCACGCTTTGATACATCTAGATCCATGGATGAATTTATCAGTTATATGGATGTGACTCAAAAAGAAGAAAACATTTTTCAAACACAAAGTGCTCTCGATTCTTTACGCACTTTGGCGGATGTCAGAGCTAAGGCGTATCTCGACGGTGTACAAGGAAAAGCAGCATTGAATTTTAATCCGGAGTTTTATTTTAATCCTGGAGAAAACGAACAACGCGCCGATGCGTACGCTAAGCAAGCCGCTGAAGTTTCCGGAGACTGGGAAGCCGCTAAGAAAGGTGATCCCTTTTGGGCCGCAGAAGCTTATCGTTATGGAATTGACCTCAATGACAAAGCACAATTTGCAAAGTTGCACTATGAAGTTAAAGGAGCTAAGCAAGGTTTTGACGCTGCACGTGACGTAATAACATTGAAAGATGCGCAAGAATATATTGACAAGTCAATTATTCCAGCAGTGGCAGCAAAAGAAATTGCCCTGGGAGATACTGCATTCCTTAAATTTGTTACGCCAGAAGAATTTGCTGACAAACTTATCGAAGGTGTAAGTCCAAGCGAAAACAAGGAAGAGTGGTTAAAACTGCTTGAGCAATTTGGCTTAAAAGATACAGGGCAAAGTGTCGATGAGTTGAAAAACTATATTGTCGATGCCTTGCGTACCGGCGCCGCTAAAGATATTAGAGAGTCAATTAAGTATCTCAACGAAAAGAAAAAGACACCTTCTCAAGAAGAACTTGGTGTTTCTTATATTGAACGTCCTGAAGACAAGAAAACGACAACTTCACCCAATGAAACCCAGCTTTATAAAGTATTTAAAGACGCTGGCTACCAGGGGAGTGAAGATGAGTTTTACACAAACTTTATGCCAGATGTAGACCGAAGCGAACAAGTTGCACTAACTAAAGCAGGTGCAGGATCTGGTTATAATTTCAAAGGTCTTGATACGTCTGATCCTTTTGCCTCTTTGATGTCACTCGGATCTTTATTTGAAGAACCTTCTAAAACAACAACGCCAACAACGACAACTGCTACAAGTAAAACAAGCTCTTCCAAGTCGTCTTATTTTAAACTATTTGAAGACGAAACAGAAGATGAAGCCTTGAATAAATCAAAAACAGGGCAACAGATTCTTGGTGAATTTACATCCCTTTTCAAAGGATTTAGTTGATGGCTGAACAACGTAAGAAAGCTGCAAAGGCAGCTAAGATTGCGAAAGATAAGATGGCTTGCAATAAGCCACAAAGAACTCCTGGCCATCCAACCAAAAGCCACGTTGTTAAAGCGTGTGAAGGTGGCGAAGAAAAAATTATTCGCTTTGGTCAGCAAGGTGTACAAGGAAGCCCCAAAAAAGAAGGTGAATCAGAAGCGTACAGAAAACGTAGAGAAAGTTTTAAAGCTCGCCACGCACAGAACATCAAAAAAGGTAAGATGTCCGCAGCATTTTGGGCCGACCGCGAAAAATGGTGACACCTGAAGAACTGGCACAAGAATTCTATTATGAAAACGGAAAAGTTTTAAGGAAAACAACACGCTCCCGCTGGAAAGCTGGTACTAGAGCAGGCTATAAAGAGAAAAAGGGATACAGAAGAATTAAATTTAAAGACGGTACGACAAGCGCAGAATCACGTGTTGTTTGGTGTTTATGTACAGGCAAATGGCCAGAAGGAGAAATAGACCATATAAATAGAGTGAGGGATGATAATCGTTTTGAAAATTTAAGAGTGGTAGATAGGTTTGTAAATACTCAAAATACAAAACGAAAAGGCTACTACAAATGTGGAAATAAATGGAGAGCTGTGATAAACGCAAACAAAAAGAGATATCATCTTGGAGTGTTTGACACAGCACTGGAGGCAAAAAAGGCGTATGATAAGGCGAAGCTAATTCTTCACTCACATGGCAAAACCCAAATCAACCACAGTCCGGCTTGAGTCCAAACCCAAGAAAACTCGTCAAGGTCAAGGTCGCAATTCTTTACCTAACCATGGCCGTAAAAAGATGAGGGGTCAAGGTAAATAAAAATTATGTATATTGGGGATAACAATAGTTATCTCCATGTCGGATCTTTCGCGTGCCATTAACCTAATTCGTAAATACGAAGGGTTTAACGAAAAGGCATACCCAGATCCGCACACTGGCGCAGAGCCCTACACCATCGGGTTTGGAACCCAGTTCTATCCCGATGGTTCCCCCGTCAAGAAGGGTCAGCGCTGCAGCCAGGAGAAAGCACTAGAGTACCTCTTCCATGAGGTCAACGTCATCGAGTCCCAGCTCCTGCGTCAAAACCTGGGACTGGATGATAATATGCGCCAGGCTCTGGTATCGTTCATCCACTCGGTTGGCTGGGAGTCCTTCCTCTACAGCCACATCATTGATCACCTAGAGGTGGAAGATTTTGCCAGTGTTACCACGGAGATGAGTCGTTGGATTTTTGATCAAAACCACAAGGTTGTCGGTGGTCTTTTGGAACGCAGGAGGGAAGAGATGGGTCTTTTCCTTCGTGACGTGGACACCAGTCCTTGGGCATCAACCGAAGTTTTATTGACCGCCTTCCGTAATTACAGTGCTACTCCCCATCAGGTACGTGCAATCCGTGCCCTGGAGGAACGCATCAATCCTTACATCCTTTCTGAATTTGCCAATAGCTTCCGCATTGATGAAGATCCATGGGAGGATTTCGCCAACGAGTGCGTCGATTTGATATTCAATGGCTAGCATTAGAATAATTGCAACTAGCAAATGCAGAGCGGAATGGAGCGTTCAGTAGAACCACGGGAGTTTGAACTTCCTCTTGAGCTTCAATTTGCAATGCGCAAAGCCGAGCTTCAATCGGAAGAGATGACTTGGGAGGAACTCCGTTTTGCTTTGTTAAGTCTTTACCACCAACGTCTGATGGAATGGCATGCCATCAAAGACATCATGGCAGCCGAAAACATTGAGATCGACTGGGATCATCCAACCGATCTCGAGTTAGCAGAACTTGCCGCCGCCTGTGGATATCGAGACGACGACGAGGATGATGACGACGAGCTTCAGCCCTTCTGAACTTCGTCAAGTTGAATGAGGCGGTCCAGATACCACTGAGCTTTCTTCAGTGATTCTGTGCCGCCTTTGTGCTTTTCACGCCACACGTATTTTTGAATATTGCCTTTCAGGTAACCGCGATACTCTTCTGGTGTTAGCGCTGCTTCAATGGCTTCAATGCACTCGATTCCGCCAT